GGTGTCTGCGCCGACGTCCTTGCGGGCGGCAATGACATATGGGTTTCCGAGGTCTTCATTGCGGAAGAAGGCCACACAGAAAACCTTGCCTTCTGCTACACCAGTGCCGTCGTCGACTTCCGGGTAATCCGCATCGAAAGGCGCAAAGCCCTCAATACGACGATAGCCACCAAACAATGACGGCTCGTAATTCACGAGACGGGTGGCGGCACCCGGATCATTTTCTGCAAGATCGAGGCTGTTTTCATTTGAGTTAAGCCCGCCCCGGCAGATGACTTTGAAAGACTCCAGACGATCAGGCATTACAGGTTCCTAATGTCATAAAGGCCGCGACGTCGACCACCGCCAAAATTGACCCGGTGATCTCTGACGTATTCGTAGTTGTTTATGTAGATAGACTGCAGATCTTTCAGTCCTCGTTCAAAGGCCTGAAATGCGACCCCTGCGCTCTCTGGGTTATCCTTGAACATGTACATGTGGTAGAGAGCGCCATCTACAATAAGCGTATCAAACGAAGATGGGATACGCGTTAAATCGGAGGCAGCCGAAATGTCTGAATAGTTAAGAAAATAACGAAATTTTAACGTATACGCAGCGTCAGGAACTGGGCTTACGCCGTAGCCTGCGCCATGCGCCGGGAATACATAATCTGGAATGCCACGTCCTGCCGCTCCGGAGGAGTAGTCCTCGTCGCGATGGCGCTGATACCATTCATCCCGATCTAGGTAACGAAGCGACTTAAAGTCTGCGCCAAGACTATCGTCCTTCTGGATTTGAAAACTGTTGTAATCAACAGACTTCAAATCTAGAGGGAAAACGTACTCTTCCTGACCAGCAGCCAGCGTGTCTGTATGCTCCGCTGCATTAAACGGCCATTCAAACTCGGCCTGATTAATTTTGGCAATAGAACTTTTGACAGCATCTTTGACCAACGCCTGAACACCACGAACCCCAGCGAAATCCGCCGGGGCAATCTCCACCTCATTCAGGCGACGAAGGGCTTGATTACACAGGTCGATGTACGTTGTAGGCATAAATAATGTCCGTCAATCAAGGGAGACGGCCCCCCGAAGGGGGCCGCCAGAATGTCATCAAGCGAGGTTGTAAGCCGTCGTGAACATCGCCTCCGAACGGAGGAGCTTGCGGCCATAAAGCTGCATGCCGCGAACGATGTCAGCGAAGGTGTCCGGCGAACGGAAACTTTCAGTCTTGTTGATCTGCTGGGCAGTAGCTGCAGCAGAGTCGTGACCAGCGACCAGAACCCCGAAGTTGGTCTCCGAACCATCCGAGGCCGAAGTACCCGGACCCGTTCCGATGAAGGGCAGGTTGTTCGACTTGTAGACGCGGAAACCACGGACAGTTCCGGGCATGCGACCGTTGCGAAGCTCGCCGTCACCGCCGAAATCGCCGTTGATCAGCTTGCTGTCTTCATCCATCAGGATTTCAGCAAAGACCGGATCAACCACAATCCAGCGACCCTCAGTGTCGACGTTTGCTTGGTCCATCAGACGCGCAATGCGGTTCATAACCGCCAGCGGGCTGGTGATGCCGCCTGCGCCGCCACCTGCGGCCAGCGGGACCGAAGTGATCTCAGCGTCCACGCCCAGATCCGAACCACCGAAGTCGGTGATGTCCAGCTTGTTGGCGGGCAGGAGTTCATCGTTGTCCGCGTTGGTGTCTTGCTTCGTACCGCTCACCGAAGTGCGGCGAACCCAGTCACCGTTGCCATCTTTTTCGAAGCCAGCGATGTAGCCCAGAACCTCTTGGTCGAACGCATCACGCAGTTTGTACGCAGCACGATCAGTGGCGAGGTCCATGAAGTTCACATGGCTGTGCGCTTCTTCGATGTCATCGATTGCGAACTGAAAGTAGTTCGACTGGTCGACAACCATGGTGAAATCAGCATCGGTCAGATCCTGAGTGGCCAGCGAAGTACCACGAGCATAGCTGTTGATCGTGATGTCCGGCTCTTTGATGATCTTGACCGAGTCACCGAAGTTAGCAATTTCACCAGCGTAGTCGGTGTTGGTCACGTCTTCGATAACCGACGCCTTGCGAAGGGCTTTTTGGACCTTCTTTGAATAAATGACCGGGCTGAAGTTGCCGTTGGGAAGGTTGCCGTAGCCACCTGCTGTTGGGAATGCCATGAGTTTGATCCTCTCTTTTGTGGCATGAAGAAATCCCTCAGTTGAGGGCATTCAGGACACAGAAGGGGACGCTCAGAGTGGCAGTGATCTTTCCGGGTGCGGATACGCTGCAGATGGCCGTCCGCGCATATCCGGGCCAGAATCTCACTGGTGGACTTGCCGTCTAATTCTTCTGATTTTGGGAACGCCGTCAGTGGGTGGGGTATTAAACCGGCCACTGCGGGAAGTGAGGCGTAAGGTCCGCGCTCAGAGGGGCTGCCATACCATGACCGGATAATGGTCGACGATACGCGGATTTTGCGTTTGGGATAGGCAACCCGTCAAAATGCGGGGAAGTAGGCCGAATTTGCTCCGGCCCACTGATACATTAGTTATAGCACAAAAGATACCTGAAGGGCAACCCCTTTTATCGGGCTGCGCCAGTCATATCATACTCAAAATTGCCATTTCGCATGGCTTCAAGGATTGCATCCTCGTTTTTGTCGTATTCTTGCTCAGACATCCGGGCGACTTGGCTCTCGGTGAACTTCGCTTTACCAGTAGGATTGGGGCTGGTCCGTGATGTGCGTCCGACATCTTGGGCGGCCTGACGTGGATTATCCGACGCCTCTTTGCGTTTCCGGCCCTTGCCGGTGTCCGCTTTGTACAGATCAATAGCACGAGCCGCTGCGTGGGCATCTGTGTTGTTCTTGTACAGCGCGTCTTGGATATAAGTAGGCTGAACCTGCGCCCATTCGTGGAAGGCGGGATCTTGGCGGATCTCTCCAAAATCGGGGTGCAGCTTCATCAGTTCGTTTTCAGCCTTGTCTCGGGTGACCTGAGTCTCGAGTTTTTTCAGGCTCTCCATCCGCTTCTCGCCCTCTTCAAGGGCTTCATTCGCCCGCTTCCGGGCAATGGTATCCACAATCTTTGCGACATCAGGATACTTCTTCGACCACTGTTCGATCTCTTCATCCGTTTTTGGAAAGCGGATCTGTTGTTTCGTAGCCTGATCAAGCTGCTGCTGCATCTGCTGAAGCTGCTGCTGGAACTGTTGTTCCTTGTGCTGCATATGACGACGCAGATCGCTGTACCGCTTCTTAAATTGGCCCTCTTCTACGCTGGCCGCTGGTTCAGCGTCTTCAGGTGCCTGTTGGGTCTGTGCAGCCAGCTCTTCCGAGTAGCTTTTGTCGTCATCCATCTCCGCTTCATACGCAGGGTTCTTGTACTTACTCATGATAACCTCAATGTTGGGGGCCGCTCTTTCTGGCGGGTGGCCCAGTTTCACTTAGACGATGAAGGTGATCTTCGGTTTCTTCATCATCCCGTACATCGGGGACTTCGACTTCGTGGGGTACGCACTGTCTTTGTACTCCTCTGTCTCGTCATCCTCGAATTCCTCTTCGCTGACGTCTACTCCAGCCAGTTCGATTTCATTGCCTTCAGGTGTTTCGGTCGTGTCGGGGCTGCTTTCCCCTTCCTCGGTCTCTGTATCCGAGGCCGATACTTCGGCTGCCTCAAATCCTTCGCCATCGGATTTTTCTTCCGTGTCTTCATAATCGTCACCTACAGTCTGGATCAGGCCGTCCATTTTCATGGTCATCAGGCCCATCTCAGCCTCGGCCTGCAGGTCCATGATGTATTTGAGACCATGATACTTAACGACATGGGCGGGCAGGACGTACTCGTCTTGACTGATATTCACAGGAATATCGTCCCGGACGTTTTCGGCAGTCGCACCGACAGGAATTGCGTTACCCGACACCGGATCAACGCCCGTCATCATGGGATCGCCCATAATACCCCCGCAGGCCATGTCTGGAATTTCGTCGTCCATCTCGGCTTTCTGGATAGCCTCGCCCCGAGCTTCTTCGTATTCAGACAACTCACCGTCCCCGTCGATGTCAGCTTCCTTGCGGTCGAGTTGGTTTTTGTTCTTAGCCATATCCATTCCTGCCTGTGTTCTTATACCTTTTCGGGATTCTGAGAGTGCGAGACCGCCTCGTGCGAAATTGCCATTTTGCTCTTCTTCAGTATTCATTGAACCTACCGCCGGAGCCGCAGCTGCAGGCATAATGGACATGAGTGGAATTTCTTTATTAAGCAGCTTGCGGAAAATAGTTTCCTTATCCGCGCCAGTAGCTTGGGCAGTAACATCAATGCGCTCATCCAAAAGTCGTGCTACCGACTTCAACTCAGAAGCGAGGCCAGTACTGTCCCCCGAGCCGAACCACCCCATCGACTGTGCTTCAGCGGGGGATACTCCTAGACGTTCCGCCGCCTTCACATAGATATCAGAAAACACGGCATACTCAGTCTGCATATCTTTCCCAGAAATCTTCTGAGACCCAAGGGTATCGTCAATCATTGTCGCGGGATTGAGAGAGGCCGGGTCTTCTTTGTACTGTTTCCGGTACTTCGGCTTAATATAGCCTTCAGGGATACTCCCCGGAGAGATTTCATTCATAGCATCCAGAGCGCCGCGACAATTCCGCCGTCTTGGGTTTTATCCAGAAGGCGTCTATGGATGCCGCTCTCCCCGATCATCATTGGGTAGCCTTTTTCATTAATGCCGTCGCCACCCGGCCCAATAACGTCTGCCAAGTCGACATTAAGCTGCCGTTTAGCAAGTGCCAAAGTGGCGTTACGAATATTCTGAGCAGTCTCCGTTCGAGGGCTAGTAGCGGCATAGGCATCCGCAAACTCTTTCATCCACCCATATATTTCTTCGTCGGAGAAACCCATGTCGCGGGCTTTGTCGACAATGGGGCCGGTGTGATAGAAGTATTGAGCCTCAGTACCTAGCCACGGCTGCATCCGCTCCGCCAATCGGTCAGCGATTTTATCCGACATATCTTGAACGGCGCGGCCTCGGTCGCCTTTTGGAAGAGGTTTATTTGTACCCTCTGGCTGTCGAGGGACGTAGGTCTCGCGCTGCTTAGGAAGAGATCGTTCGTAGGATTCAGGCGAAAAATCGAACAGCGGCTGTGAGCCGGAAGGTTGTAGCCGGTCTTTAACGGGCTTCATCATCTCATTAGCGCGAAGGCCCAAAACAGTTTGGGTGTCTAAAGATTCAGTTTCACTATTCGAACCGCGCTTTTTAACTACAACACCGGCTGGACCTAGTTTTACATTGGCAACCTCAAAATCGTCGCCAAGTGTAGTCTGGACGTAGTCTTTAAGTTCCGCTGGCGTGAACCCTTTCTGGTAAGTGCCACGTCCTGTAATTACGGACATTGGCTCTGGTCCCGCAGTACCTTTTGCAGAGAGAACATCGCGACCGCGTGTAGTAATTACCGCGCTACCTCCGGGCCTCAAAACCCGCCCAATGTCTAAGACAATTTGATCTCGTACTTCTTTAGGTACGACGTTTAGGACGTTGAGGTTCGTTACTTTATCGTAACTGCCATCAGGGATCGAGTCTGCTGATCGATACGTCGGGTCAAACCCTTCCCGTGGAAACGGCTCGTAAGTGTCAAATCCTAATTCTCTGCTCTTACCAAGTCCCGCACCAAAATCGAGTGTTTTACCGTCTGGAGAAATATCAGCTAGTAATTGAGCAGCTTTTTCGTAAGTAGGGAAAGTTCCTGCAATCTGTGTGCGCTGGGCATTTTCTGCTGGAGGCAGTTCAACACCGCTCCCACGATTGGCGTCAAACGGAGCCTCAGTCTTACCGACGTTCCCAAAGTTACTGCCTACCGTACCACTTCGATAACTTTCGATTGCCGACTCGTTTAATCGTTCAAGCCCTCTAGCCCCCTGATTGACGGTAGAACTTACTGCCTTCGGCGCGACATCCAAGACATCGTCCAGAAGGTTTACCCCTCGACCAACACCGCCACCAGCAAATGCTTCCGGCATCGCCAGCAAGTCGTCAGTAAGGCGTTCTTCCGATTCTGTATCGCCACCAAATATTTCACCTACCGCCGCCGCAACTGCCTTAGCCCCCGCCTCTGCGGTGTCCAGACCGGCCATAGCCATATCGCCCAGATAGTCGTTGGACCGCTTAAGAGCCGTCAGCAAAGCTGCATCATCCGGATCAGCGTCAATAACACCGGCATCCATCACTCGTCCCCAAGCGTTTTGCAGGGGTTCTGAGGCATACTTCGCAATAGTGTCGCCGAAGCGGTTATCTTTCCGGGAAGGACGTGTAGGCTCTGACTCTGCAGATGAGGGGACAAGTACATCGCCATCCCGACGTAAGCCCATTTCTTCCATCTCGCGGTCTACACGCTCGGTCATCATTCGGCTCCTTTTCGAACTTCTTCTTGTAGAGTGTCGAGGCGGCCAATCTCTTTCAGAGCGCCCTGAATAGACCGGACCTCATCCATCGAATTAGCCTGCTCAAGGCGGAACAGAAGGATGGCTCGGCGGGCCTCCATGTAAGTGTGGAGAGCCGTATAAGTGTCGGGATCGTTCACAAGTTTAAGCAACTCGCGACAGACATGCTTTTCCATGCGCTAGACCGTATATTTTGGATTTATGCGCCGCAGGGCATAATTGGGAGTTATGGACTGCGGCGCATATGAGTTACTGAGGGCGCTGTTGAGGCGGCGGGGAAGCCGGATTTGGCTGCCCTTGAGGCTGTGCCGGGGGGTTACCCCCATTTGCGCCTCCACCGGCCCCAGTGAAGCCCGCTGCGCCCGGTTCTGGGGCGGCTCCGGGGGCGACATTTCCGTTACCGGTGCCGGTTGGGTCATTCGGGGAAGGGGGGCCGCCTGCCTGACCCTGCGGGGCGGCCTGTTGCGGCGGCTGCGGCATCATTTCCTGAATCTCAGCCATCATCTTCGCTTGGATGATCGCCTCACGCGGATCGTTGAGGATTTTATCCTCGTCGAGGTCCATAGATGCCGCCAATTCACGCAGAATGTAGTCGTATTTCACGAACGGCTGCATCATCGGGTTGGCTGTCATCTGCATGAACTGCAGGAGACGCTGGCTGCGGACTTCATTCCGCATCAAGCTCTCAGTCCCACGCGCCTTGACCTCTAGCGGTCCTTGCGTGAACTCCTTGTCGAAGTTGAATTGCATGTTGAAGGCAAAAAGTGCCTTACCCAGAGGAGCCAGAAGGTAGTCATCGATATTCCTCACCACTGCCTTGATG